TGTAGAAATACCAGTCTTTATTGATAAAGAAAATAAGTATGGGGGTAATGGATTAAATCAAGATAGATATGGTGCGGCGTTAGAAGATGGTGGTTATGGTGTAGATGTAGACGGAAACCCAGCTAGAGCATATGTAGTTGCAGATTCATTTACTAAACTGTTACAATCTGGTGGTGAGAGATCAGTATTAGAAACTTTTGAAACAACATTAGGTTTAATGTTAGCAAGAGATAGACAGCCAACTGGTCGTATGTTAGCAGACGTTCTTCGAAGATCATTTGCCGATGTTAAATTAACAGGAATAGGCAATCGTACAACTGACCAAGCAGTAGTTCAAAACTACATGCGTATTTACAATCAACTATATGATAACATGGCAGGTGCATTAAAACTTGCAGGAATGAATCCTGATGATAATCCTGAATTCTTTAAAATTGAAGGTTCTAAAAATTTGGAAAATTCCTATTATAACTGGTTACAACAACCACAAAACAAATCAGAATATTTAAGACCAGATGTAAGTGGGAGTCAAACATATAAAAGTTGGCTTAAGAGCACACAAGGTAATATAGATATGAATCATCAAGAAGATATGCAAAAAAATAAAGTAACACACGAAAGTTTATTGGAGAAATGGGGCTAATGGCAAATAAAAATTATCAAATAAAAGAATTTGAAGAAGCAGCTTCTGGTTTAGGAGCTAAAGATAAAGAATTTGTAAGTGTGACGGAGGGTGGTATACCCCAAACTAAACCTGAAGAAATTGCTAGCAAAGTTAGAAAAGGATACCAGCCTGCCGTTCAAGCAGCAGCTGCACCTTTTCAATTATTAGGTAACATGTTAGTTCCAGGTGGTGCACCATTTGGAAAAGATAACCCTTTTATTAATTCTCAAAAAGATATGGACGCAAGAGCATCACAACTTGCTAACATGAAAACTTATAGAGAGAAAAGAGATAGTGTTAGAGATAATGTTGTAAACATTATTCATGCGGCTAAAGAAAAAAATCCTAACATGACACCAGAATTAGCGGCTGAGTTAGAACAAGATATTAATAACTATGTAAGATCCATGGGACTTAGTTCAAAAGACTTTATAACAGCAACACCTAGTACTTTATTAGCTGAAGATGAATTTGGTTTTTATACGTCTAGTCCTAATCCTTATCCTGCAATAGAATTAACACAAGAAGCAATTGGTGGGACAGTTGGATCATTAAAAGGATACAGAGCTGGTCCGGTTGTTAAAGATGCTTTTGGAAATTTTTTTAGATATGGAACAAAAGGCACGGTAGACAGAATGAAAGCAGGTTGGGCTCGTTCCGGTACTAAAAACATCAAGGCCCCAGGACCTTGGTGGGCTAAAGCTTTAGGAGCTGTAGCTGGAGGTGCTATTGGAGTTGGTGCGGCTGACTATGGTTACGAAATGGAATTAGATATTATGAACCGAGCAGGTGTTGCTAAAAAAACTTTACAAATGAGCGACAACCAAATTAAAAATTTAATTGGAGATATGATTCCAGAGCTTGCAACTTTTGGTCCAACGGGAATTAATAGACCTGATCAAACGGAAAGAATGAAAAGTGCTGTTAAAGACATGGTTATAGATGCCGGTGTAAGTAGTGTGTTCTTTGGAATAAGACCAGCTTATTATGGATTAAGAAATTTTATTGGTGAAAAAGGTTTTAGAATGTTTCAACCTCGTGCAGGTTCTGGAGTAGCTACTGGTACTGATATTTTATCTGCTGAACAAAGATTATATGGGTCAGGTAAATTTAGTAATTTTAATAAAGTAGATCCACAAACTGAAAAGTTTGTTGCGGCAACTTTAGGTCCAAGAGGTGAAGATGTTACAATGCATATACCTCTTATTGGTAAAGCTGTAACACGTTTAATGCGTAGTCCTGTATTTAATTTTTTAAGTCCATCAGAATTAAAAATGCCTCTTAACAAATTTGAAGACATGGCACCGAAATTAAATACGAGAACAGGAACTAATGTTCAAAGATCAGATGTAGGATCGCCTATTTTAGCAGGAGGTGTAAAAATGTTTGGAAGAGCACCAGTTATTGGTGGTGCTATTTATAAAAACAAAGCACAACAAATGGATGCTTACATGGATCTTGGTGAAAGTATTATTCAAAAACTAACGTTTGCTCCGTTAATTAATGTTACAGAACATGGTGTGCGTGTACAAGATTTAGCACATGCAGGAGCTAGAGGGTTTATTAATGCAGCTAACTTAAAACAAAATGCATTATTAGATGCCGCAAGAAATTATGGTGCAGTGGTAGATGATACTAATTTTGTAAACATGGCGAAAAGAGTTTATGAAAAAGGAATGGCTCAACGTCAAATTGTACCAGGAGATACTCGTCAATATGGTGGAAACGCAGCATCTTCACAAATTCCTAAAATGACTCCTGAACCTATTTTAGATTTTTTAAAAACACAAGTTATAGATCCAGGCGTAGCTGGTGCAAGAACAATAGAAATGTATTATGGACTTCGTTCACAAATGGATGAGCTGTACAAAAAATGGATGAAGAATGCTGATGGTGAAAGCCAAGGCGATATTATGAATTTATATAAAGCATGGGAATCTGACATTGGTAAATTAGCTGATTCTGGAATACCTGAAGTAGCTAAACTATGGAGAGATTATGAAACATTTGTAAGTAATGGAATGCTTATGTTTGGAACAAAAGCTGGTAAAGCAATGACAGGTGGAATTGAAAGAACTGGTATGGCTTTAAATCAAATAGACCCAGATAGACAAGCATCTAATTTATTTCAAAGTGTTGTAGATATAGCAAAAGCAGATCCTGCAAACGCTGCACAAACTTTAGCAGTCATGAAAAACATTGTAGGGGATAAAGCATACTACCAAGGTTTAGGAATTTATTTAAATAAAGTATTTAATAATTCTATAAAACAAGTAGATGGTGCTGAACTTTTTGATGGACAAGCATTTAAAGAAGCACTTGGTTTAGGAAAAGATAATCCGCTAGGAGATTTATTTAAAAAAGCATTACCTGGTCCACAAGTTTCTAAACTTGTTAAAAAAAATCAACGTACAGGAGAAATTTTAGAATTTGATAATGTAAGTTTTAATGAAGGTTTAAGAAAAGCTGGATCCGTTATGCCAGAAGGTATAACTGCAAGACAAGCAGCTCAACTGCCAACGCAAAAAGATTTAGCTGATTTTGCTACTGTTATGGAAGCAGCAGCTAAAAATGGTATTCCACAAATTAGTACTTTCATGGCAAGACGTGCCGTAATGGGTGGTATTAGATCTGGTATTGCATCTGCAATGCCTCAATCAGCTTTAGGACTAAAAATGAAAACTGGAGCAGCAGCTGGTGCTTTAGGATCTTTTACTGGATGGGTAGTTCCTGTAGGTTTAGCATACGGTGTAAGATACATGGGTGGTATAATGACTAGCCCTCCCTCTCTTCGTGCTTTTACAAGAATGATGGATGATACTCTTCCAGAACAAACCAGACTTGCTAACTTTGTTAGACTTGTAAGATTACGTCCAGAAGAATGGAAAGAGTTTGACCGTGAATTATACGAAGTAGAAAACGATCAACGGTATAGAGAAACTGTAGGAAAAAATGTGGCACCTGTTAAAGAAGGCGCACAAATTTTTAAAGAAGCTATAAGTGATATTTATCAACAAGGAAAAGGTATAGCAGAGGATACAATGGGTACACCTGGCAGTTCTCCTATAAATAAAGCTCTTGATAGAATACAAAATCCGCCTGCGCCAGAAGCAAATTTCTTTGCTGATGAAGCAGACATGTCTAGTCTTGGTTCGTCAATACTACAAAACCCTAACATGAATTCCGCAGCTGCGGCTTCTCTTTATGAAGGCAACTTAGATCAAGCACTTGCTAATCAAGTTGCTCCAAGGATGGCAGCAAAAGGTGGATTAATATCTTTAGTATCATGAGCATTAGAGACGCAATATGGGTAGTAGGAATTTTTATAGCACTGGGTGCTACATGGGGCATGACGTCACAACGTGTTAGTGCCATGGAAAAAGACATGGATAGAATAGAAGAAGCATTAATGATGTTTACACAAATTGAAATACGAATAGCTGTTATGGAAACAGAACTTAAAAACATAAATAAAAAATTGGATAGATAATGAATTACGATAAACTTTTAGAGTCAGTTAAAAAACACGAAGGATTTCGAGACACCGTTTATTTAGATACCCTAAATAAAAGAACCGTGGGCTACGGCCACCTATGTGTGGAAGACCATTGGGAAGACGGTAAAAAATATGACAAAGAATATTTAGAAGACATTCTAGAAAAAGATTTACAATCAGCAATTGATCAAACACACGACATGTGTGCTCACTTAAAAATTAGTGATGATGCAAAAACTATAATCTGTGAAATGATTTTTCAGCTTGGGGGGACAGGAGTTTCCAAGTTCCGAAAAATGTGGGCAGCGCTTCAAGAGGATCCACCCAATTATTTTGAAGCGCACGTCCAGATGCTTGATTCACGTTGGGCAAAACAGACACCAAATCGCGCGAGCGAAATGGCAGAACAAATGCAGAACTGTAAATAACGATGGGCGCCGGACACGATCACGAAAATAGAGCTGATAGTATTTATAAATACAAATACAATGATAAAATCTATGATAATAAATGGGAAGCCTATAAAGATAGTCCTTACTATGAGGATGAAACAGATGATTATTCTAATCTTCCTCCTTTTTTTCTACAAGCGCAAGATTATTTAGACAACACACCTACTGGTAACTTTGGTTTTGTAAATATAGGACCTGGTTTATTAGACTATTATTCACAATCTAATCGCGGAGTGTATGATGGTAAAACTTACCGTGATCTTCTTGAAGGTTACGAAGGTAATTATTATCCCATACACGAAAGACCTGAAGGATACCGAGATGATAGGTTTTCTGCACCTCGTAGTTATGACGCCCTGAGAGCAATGAATCCTAATTATTTTGACGAAAGAAGATACATAGATGACAAAGATACATATGAAATGTCTTCTATGCCTTTAGGAGAATGGTTACTAATGGGTGGAACAGAAGAGGAATACAACAACATAAATAAATTAATGTATGGAAGAACAGATCCTAACGCAGCAACTTTTCCTGAAGATGAAAGTGCTTATGGTAGACTTTCTTTTAAACCAGGAATGAAAGTAAACACAGAACTTAATCCTTACAATCCATCTAGTACATTTTTTCCAGTAGAAAGACATGAAGCAGCAAGGTTAGGGGCCCAAAGGTATCTTGATGATAAACAAACCGTTTATGATATAGGAGGAGAACCTGTTAGTTTTATGAATATTCTTGGAATATATAATGATAATCAATTTCCTGGACAAGTAGGAATGGATGATGAAAATTTAGCAAGTAGAAATGTTAATAATTTAGGAGAGTTTAATGAAAAAGGATATTATGATGATTCAATGAGTACTTTAGGACACGAGCTAATGCATTATTACCAAGGTGACTATGGATATGGTGACAGGAATAATGCTAATAACGCAGATTTTCATCGCATGGTATATAATTTACAAGATCAATTTGATCCACGTTACGAACCAGCTCGTAATTACGTAGACAGAGGACAAATGGAACAGATAAGAAACATTCATAATGATTCAAAAGCTATTAATAAAAGAGATGAAATTAATAAAATGCCAATGAATCCGCGTGGAAGAAAAGGTGGCGGACTTGCATCATTTATGCTATGAGCATGTGTGCAATTAATTAAGAAATATAATTACGCAGAATTAAAAAGACAGGATGGTGATTCCCGTTTATATCTTACACCTGATGGTGAAAGTTTACCATCAGTCACAACCATATTAAATAAAACAAAAGATAAATCATTTTTAAAACAATGGCGTGCAAAAGTTGGAGAAGCAGCAGCTGAGAAAATTATATCTGACGCTGGTAAAATTGGAACCGCGCTCCACCTATATATAGAACGTTTAGTGAACAAAGAAAAGTATTTAGATCTTACGGAAATAGGAATACAAGCAGAAAAGATGGCAAAGAAAATAATTGAAGAAGCTGGTGCCGACATAACAGAAGTGTATGGATCAGAAGTTCATTTATACTATCCAAATAAATACGCAGGCACAGCAGACATGATTGCCATGTATAAAGGTAAACCAACGATTATAGATTTTAAACAAACTAACAGGCCAAAGAAACGAGAGTGGATTCAAGACTATCTCATGCAACTAGCTGCATACGCCCAGGCACACAACGCTTTATTTAATACAGAAATTGAACAAGGTGTAGTTCTTATGTGTTCCCGTGATTTAACGTTTCAACGTTTTGAATTGACAGGGGAAAAGTTTACTAGAGCTTCTGATGCTTTTATGAAAAAATTAGATTTATACAATCAATCTATTCTTTAAATCCAGTTAGCTAATTC